CGCAAAGCCGCCGATGGGAAGAAATTCTGATTGTTGGGGATTGACCCGCTGTTGGTTTCAACCTAGTGTTGATGGCACAGTGGGTCAGTTGATTCGCAGGGACTAGGGAGTAAGCGTTATGTCAGTGAATTGGACTAAGCCTATCGAGGCTGTGGAGAAGGCAACCGGTCGCGTGGTGCCGATGGAGTTGTTGGAAAAGGACGCTAGAAACTTCGACCCACCACTTTACCTGACAACCCACTCTCCGGGTAGCAACAGCAACAATTACTGGAAGGCTGACGGTCGCGACAACTGTGCCAATGATAAGTGGTTCATCCGCAACACCGTCACTCCGACCCCCGCAATCGACTGGAACAAGCCACTGGAACTGGAAGACGGGACTCCGGTGGTGCTGGTCAGCGGCCCTGATGGTGAAGGCGATTACAGGCTTCAGCGCGAAGATGGCCGATATTTCACCGAGACGCAGACTGGTTATACTTATCGTTTTTGCGACTGGAAGCAGAACGGCGAGCGGATGAGAGACAATTCGGGCCTCCGCGTCCGCAACCGCGCAGAACCGAAGCCCGATCTGCACACCATGACCGTCACAGGTCTGCCAGTCCCCGAAGGCTTCGCAGAAGTGATGAAGCACACCATCGTTGGCGCAGACATCACCAGCATCCTGATCGACGCACCGTATTCGATGCAGATCACCACGCCAAAGGGAACCTTTGAGTTCCGTCTCACAGCAATCAAGTAACCACCAGAAGGGAGTCAGTTTTATGTCCAGTTTCATTCGCACCATCGGTAAGCGTATCGCCAAGTCGAAGATGACCAAGACCGAGCGTATCGAACACAAGCAGTCCAAGTCGCAGGACTACGTGCAGCACAGCGACGGCGGCTACTCGGTCCTGCACCCCACCCGTGGCTGGCGCAAGGTGTCGGGCCGTCGCGTGGCAGCGCAGTTCCGCATGTCTCAGTTGCTGGGAGCGTGACCATGATCGACTGGACGAAACCCATCGAAACCGTGCCGTGTGAACGGAATCCTGTACCGGTGTCGTGTAGATATAACCCCCAGTATGCCGGTGTTGCGCTGCTTGGTTGCTGGTTCGACAATGACGGGGAAAATGAAGGCGATGACCCGACTTGGTACTGGGGCATCAATGAAGATGGCACCTTCGTCACACTCATGGGCGCAGTTCGCAACGTGCAGCCCAGCGACCAGCCCACCGTCACAATGGAACTCAGCCGCGAGATGCACCGCGCCCTTGTGGACGCGGGTTACGCGGATCTGGGCGACTACGTGAAGCGCTGGGGAGACGGGGAATGACGATCACCCTGCAACAGATCACCGCGTTCCTTATCAAACACGGCATCGCTGAAACACGCTTCGGGCGTGACGTGGCAAATGATCCCCGCTTGGTTGGTGACATGCGTAACTACGGAAGGGTGCCGCGTCCGAAGCTGGTGGCGCAGATGCGGGATTACATGGAGAAGTATGATGGGTGAACTACTCAAAGGTTTTCGTGAGGGTCTAATCAGCCCGACAGGACTCATGCTCACCACCATTTCAAACGCAGTCGCACTTGGCGCGAATATCGCATTACACAGGGGGGTTTGGTGGGTGATTTTCACTCTTGCGATGACCGCCTTGTCAGCATTCTTTTGTTTGCGTGCCATCGGAGACAACAAATGAACAGTGCTACATGGAAGAAGTACGCGGTTGCGTTGATTGTCGGTCTCGGTGTGTCGGTGTCCATAGTCGTGATCGCCCCACATCTGCTGGGTATCCCTGAAACAACGGCGCACTGGTTCGCAGGCTGGTTGTCAGCGACCGTTTATCTTTGCATTGCGAACAAGGGAGACAACAAATGAACAGCCCCGCCCTACCCCGCTACAGCGACACACCGTTCATCGCTGTCAATCGACCCGGTGTCGTCGCAGCACTGAAACACGGCATCAAGGCCACGCTGCCACCGACTGTCGATGGGACACCGTACAGCCAGAGGGACATAAATGAAATGATCGACCGTGGCTGGGTGACGCGGTTCCGCCAGCGGGCACACGACAAAGTCTGGTCCTATGCGCTCACCAAACAGGGTGGCGCTGTGGCTGAGGAACTGGGGTTGGTGGGATGACCACCAGCGTCGAAGAACTTGAAGCGCGGTTACATGCTGCACTGCTTCAGATCGAACAGGGTCTATCGACCTACGACCGCCACGCGAAACAGGCTTGTCTGAAGTCTGTGCGCGACATCTTGAAAGGGGTTAAGTGAAATGGAACTCGGATTCTACATTGGGTTGGGGCTGTGGTTGACGCTTACGGGCATCGCTTGGTGCGGCGTGACTGCCAAGACAAAACTCGACCCAGTTAAACTGATTGTCGGTTTCATCGCCTTGGTCGGACTGCCAACCTTCTGGGGCGGCGTTATCGAGTGGGCAGTAACATGATCCAATCAATCGCACGCATCGCACTGGCAGTGTTTCTGCTGGGTAGCATCATCGTGGCTCTGGTGCGCCACGGCAACACCGTTCCGGCGTATCGCTTCCACGCAGGAACATATATCCCTGCGATGGTGGGTGAGGCGTTGCTGATCTGGTTGGCAGGAGGGTTTGGGTGATGCTCGGAGGACTACCAATCATCGTCAGCGAACTGGCAGTCGAGGATGACGCGGACGAACGCCTATTCCCGTTTTCGAAGAACCGCAGTCGCAGGATTCACAAGAAACTGGTTAAGCGTTTCGGTGGTGAGTTCCGCAAGAGACCTTGCGTCTTTAACCTTGGTGATCGCCTCATCATGCACCCGGTGCTGTATGCGCAGATGAAGTTGCGCGAAGACGTTGAGACGCGGACTTTGGGTAGCCTTTTCGGAAGGAATCCGTGGTGATGCCTAGTTACCATTCGCCCCATTGGGACGATGACGCAGCAGCCGAAGACCACCTTATCGAGATGGGCTTCAGCGTAAACCGTGGAGTTATTCGCCCACCAATCACGGATCTGGAACACAGGTTCGACACCCGCACAAACGAGGCGATAAACTACCTCTGCGGTGAGTGGGATTACGCTTATGAAGGGTATCAAAAATTAGCCTAGTAGCAGGATGGTATGCCTTCGACACCCTAACAGGTGGCCGACATGGCCCGGTGGACGAAGAAGATGCCGATGGTCACTACCCAACACCTTTTGAGGCCGAACGCGCTGCGCAGCAATCCTATCTCGGTTATGTGGGTTATTGGGACGGTGACTACTGGTCAAACGTCAATGAGGCGGACTGGTTGGATGAGCGTCATTTGACAATCGACATTCAAACTACACCCGGTCAATCCCGCATCGACAGCTTCGCAGAGGCGCTGACCAACACCGCAATCGGGTTTCTGGTGTCGCTTGTGACGTGGATCGTTGTTGCGCGGATGTATGGGATTCCGATGTCGGCGTCTACCAGCTTGAGCATAACGGCGATTTTCACCGTGGTTAGTATTGCGCGGCAGTATGTGCTTCGGAGAATTTTTGATGGACGGTCGCCGCGGCAGGCAATCAAGGCTTGCATGTCCCGCGTTTCACGTTACGGTTGAAACTCTGACTAGGGAGTGATTCGTTATGAAGGTTTTTCAAGGTGAGCGCGGCGGTCTAATCAAGGCTTGGATCGACGGCGTCGATGTCGAAGATCAGGCACGTCAGCAACTCGACAATATTGCAGCGATGCCTTTCATCCACAAGCACATCGCAATTATGCCCGATGTTCATTGGGGCATGGGTGCTACTGTCGGTTCGGTTATCCCCACCAAAGGTGCGATCATCCCGGCAGCAGTCGGCGTGGACATTGGCTGTGGCATGATGGCTGTTCGCACCAGCCTAACTGCATCGGATCTGCCAGATAACCTTCACGGCCTGCGAACCGCAATTGAAGAGCGTATTCCACATGGTCGCACCGATAACGGCGGTGCCAATGACCGTGGTGCGTGGTGTGACCCATCGCCTGAAGCTGCACGCAAGTTCCAGCAGCACTTCGACGGACTGGAAGCCATAGTGGGTAAGCATCCCAAGATGGCTCGCGCGGCAGAACGCGCTTACGCCCATATGGGGACGCTCGGCACCGGCAATCACTTCGTTGAGGTATGCCTTGATGAATCTCAGCGGGTCTGGGTGATGCTGCACTCTGGTAGCCGTGGTATCGGTAACCGTATTGGCAGTTACTTCATCGAACAGGCAAAGCAGGACATGCGCCGCTGGTTCATCAATCTGCCAGATCAGGATCTGGCCTACATCCCAGAAGGCTCAACTCTCTTTGGTGATTACATGGAGGCGCTGAACTGGGCGCAGCGCTTTGCACGGTCCAATCGGGAAGTGATGATGGGCGCCGCTTTGGAAGCGTTGCGGGTGGCGGTGCCAAAGCCGTTTTACTGCGACTGCGAGGCTGTCAACTGCCACCACAATTACGTGTCGCATGAGCGTCACTACGGCGCGGATGTATTGGTGACGCGCAAGGGCGCTGTGTCGGCCAAGCTGGACGAACTGGGAATTATCCCCGGCAGCATGGGCGCAAAGTCTTTCATCGTTCGCGGCAAGGGTAACCGTGAGTCGTTTTGCTCATGTTCTCACGGCGCAGGGCGGAAAATGTCGCGCACCGAAGCGAAGAAGCGCTTCACTGTGGAAGATCACATCGCGGCGACTATTGGTGTCGAATGTCGCAAGGACGCAGACGTGATCGACGAAACACCTGCTGCTTACAAGGACATTGACGCAGTCATGGCTGCGCAGTCGGACCTTGTTGAAGTTGTCCACACTTTGAAGCAGATCGTCTGCGTAAAGGGGTAATTCGCATGTATAAGGTTGGAGACACAGTTCACGCCGATTTTAGTCGCTACGGCAGGGTCACAGTGAGGCAGGGAACCGTCGTCAAGGTGACACCCACGGGTCGCATCAACGTCGATTTCGGTGATGCCTATGCTGACGGTAAGGTGATCCCATACCAATTCGATCCTAAGGGTATGGAAATTGGCCGTGACAAGTGGCACCGAGCGCACATTATCGACGAAGAAGTCTACCAGCGTTTGAGCGCCAGACAGAAGCAGCAGGAAGCGCTGGCTGCTGTGGGCCAGCATGTGCGTTCAACGTCAATCACGAACAAAGTTTCCTTGGACGCTTTCATGGAGAAACTGTTGCCACTGGTTGCTGCGGTGGGGGATGATCAATGACCTACCACGAACAGTTCGAACGCATCACCTTGATCGGTGGCCCGCACCACGGCACCGAGATGAAGTGGGACGGCGGTAACGTCGTAACGGTCGAAACCCGGCCACCCACCACGTTGCTGTCAAATGCAACACAGGCATTCCGCGACCTGATGATCCGCAAGCACAGATACCAGCGAGACCCGGTCGAACGTGACGTGTTTCGGTTTGTTGGGGAGAATTGATGTGAAAACCATAGCACTGACCATGCCCGACGCTGACGGTCACGACAAGTTCGTTTCTTATGCTGTGCTGTCGAGCGACGCTGAGACGCTGCGCGACGAAGCAGCACTGGTCGTCGAAATCTTTGACCGCGAGACGGATGGTGCGCCTGTACCTGTGTCGATCCGGCTGCCGCGTGACGTGCTGAAGGCGATGCTGCGCGATTTGGAGAGCCTGTGATGAACACCTACCATGATTACCCATATCTCGATCTGCTCGACACTGTGCGGCGAACCGGCGTCTACCGTGAAGGTCGCAACGGCGGAACTTACGGACTCTTCGGCCACCAGATGCGCTTCAATCTGCGCAAGGGTTTCCCGTTGCTGACGACGAAGAAGATTCACTGGAAGTCCGTGGCTGTTGAACTGCTATGGTTTTTGCGCGGCGACACGAATGTCAAGTATCTGCAAGAGCGCGGTGTGACGATCTGGAACGAATGGGCCAATGATGACGGCCACACAGGGCGCGTCAACGTCCTCAACAACAGCAACGTGTTCATCGGCTATCGTATGGGTAAGACGCTGGTCGTCACCCACCACAGCGATAAATGTAAGCCCGGTGTGCTGCCACAGGTCGTCGCGACCGACTTTGCTGCTGACTGGGGTGAGACGACGTATCGCGTGATTTGGATAGGGCATATCCATCACAGCATGAAGTTGAAAGAGGCTGGTGGTTGCACCGTGGAGTCCTTCAACACACTGGCTCCCAGTGACAAGTATGCCCATGACGGCGGTTGGCGGTCACGCCAGTCCATTACGCTTGTAGAAATGAGCCGCACCTACGGTGAGATTGGTCGCCGGGTGCTGCCAATCGAGCGCGTTAGGAATCTGATCGACGCGGCCAGATCGACCACAGATGCTCCACATTACCGGCCACCAGAGCATAGGGCTTACTCTGTATGACCACCGCCCAAACCGAAGACTGGTACACCCTCGACACGCTGACGTTTATCGACTGCGACTGGTACAACGAGACCTCAAACACCTGCGGCTTCACCATGAAGATCGTCGAAGGACTCACATCGACCGGCGACGCGGTGGAAGTCACATATTATGCTGAAGGTGACTACGTGGATCGCTGGGTCGATGTGACAGGGGTCGAGCGCGACATCATTTACTGGCGTCCGCGTCGATCCCTCTGACGGCCAGTTCGATTACCCGCTGGCAGAAGCCAACCTCAACACCGGTCCACTGACCCTTTTCAACCATGTCGCGCATCGACGCGGTGAACATACACAGCGAGTCGGGCTTTGACGCGAGACAGCCCACCACCATGTCGGCGCGGCTGCGTCCCGTTTGGCAGTCTTCAGCCCAGTTGCCTGTCGCTGCGTCGGACCAGAAGTCCTTTCCGATGATGACGTGGTCCGACCGCAGAGCAACAACGCTGGACATAAACCCTCCCTAAGTGGAACTATGAGCCGGTGATAATTGGACCAGTGACGGTTACACAAAGGTTAACCGAATAGGGAGTCGAAGTTGTCGGGGGTTGTGTCGTTGAACAGCGACTCAAAGTCATCTTCTGCTGTGTCACCCGGCAACCCGAAGCGCTCGCGAATGTCGGCAACATACTGGTCGTCGGCTTCCATGAGAATGCAGTCGAAACCTTCGCGTCGCGCCGCTTCTGCTGTGGTGCCGCTGCCACCGAACGGGTCAAGCACGACACCACCGGGCGGCGTAACCAGACGCACGAAATGCTGCATAAGCGCGACAGGTTTCACCGTTGGATGCTTCGATCCAGCGCGGTCACCCTTGGTCGCTTTGGCATGGTAGAACAGCGGGTCTGCTTCCAAAGGGAAGCCGTTGAAAAAGCGTGCATTAGAGCCTTCTCCGCCGAAACCAACGTCCTCACCGGGCGGCTTCCGATACGCCCCATAGATTTCGTTATGAACTTCCCCGTCTCGGTTTCGCTGAACTGCTACGCCGTCCTTGCTGTTCGGAAACATCGCATACACGGGGTTGGGCAGTTGTTGAAAAAGAAGTCGAAGATGCGGCGGCATCTTTTTGACAGTGGGTTCAGACAACTTCACGTTTCTTCCTTCCATGTTGTTCGTAATGACAAGGCTCGCATAAAGTCTCACCATTGTTTTCGTCCCATAGTATTTCAGCATGGCGACGCGCTTCTTCTCGGCTCTTTATACCGAGGTGGGCCACGATCTCTGATAGATGTACTATGTGATGAACTTCTAATTTATCAGTCGAGCCGCACCGAACGCAACATTTGTCACGCTGCTTAACCAAAGACATCCATTTCCGGTTTTCAGTCATTTGCCGTATAGATGTGTTCAACTTGCTAGAACCCCCACGCCAAGCGTAGTGGTTTTCAGCCCGCATCTTTTCACCTTTTTGAATTGCAGCATTCGGGTTCTGCATGTGGTATAAGATGTGAGCAGAACTAATTTTATGTCGAGTTTCTGCGCGGTGTCTGTATCCTGTTCGGTTATTTGTACCTTTCCGTCTGCCGGACGATAACCCTCTCGCTTGCGCCCCCGTCATTCCGAAACGCCGCATTGCTTCACCATGACAAGAGCGGCACGACACAAATCTAGACATAGAAATGTCAGATGGACGCCTGTAGAGTGGCTTTGCGCACAACACGCATTGAGTGTTAGGCGTTCTCACTAAGCCACCGAAATAATTCTTGACGCTCATTAAGCGTGATGTCCTCGCGCAACTGGTATTCGTTTTCAGGAGGTGAAAGTATCAGGTTGGCAGGGTGACGGCCCAACGACTGACCCGAAGTCTGGTGGGTTTCTTGTGCGGAACTGTCTCCGAAAATTCCCTTGCTGATTGCCGACTCTGCACCCCGTGCATGATTGGTTATCACTTCGCCCGGTGAGGGCACCCGACACCCGTCTATATTAACAGCACCGACACCGTGCTTCAGCAGATTCAGCGCACCGTTCTTCTCGGTGAACGGCTTCTGACCGAAATAGACGGGTTCGAGTGCTGGCTTCATCGACTGTGCGCCGTAGGCCCAACCTTCCCATTGTGCGGCTTCTGGTGAACCGGGGACGTATTTACGCGCGTTGGCTTCGACCTTTTCGGGATCTGCCATCCAGTCTCGCTGCCACCCTTCGTTACCTTCTTCGCCGCGCATCGCGCCACGGTCGATCCAACCAGCGTGTGCAGCCGACTTCGGTTCACCACGTCCACCTTGGACTTTCAACTCTTTGTCGATAGCCATTGCAGCATTGTGCGCTTTCGGGAATCCGCTGTTGCCCGTTGGAAATGCTACGCCGCCTCGACTTGCAACAAATGCTCCGGTTGGCACACGCAAGCACCACACCTTTCCCGTGTATTTGAATGGCACAACCCGCACCAAATCGGTTTTGTGGCCTTCCCATGTTCGAACTTTTTGTGGTCCGAGTTGGTCGCAAACAACATCAAGTTTACTATTCGATTGTCGGTCGGATCGTGATTGATGTGGTGAACGACTTCCGATCTTGTCAGAGGTCGGCCAATCTGCTCTGCCACCTTCAGTCGGTACTCGATCACATAGCCGTCGCGTCGCGCCATCGCTCTGAAATTCGTGGGGCAACTGACGTACCTGAAGGTCTTCCCCTCGCCGTAGTTCCCCTTCTTCCGTCGAAGCGTCACACCGCCAACCCATGCAGGATTGTTCGAACCCTTCATTTTGCTCTGATACGATTGATTGCTTTGCTCCGTCCACCCCGCGCGCCCCGTTCGGGAATGCGGCACCAGCAACTTGGGAGCATAATACTTCCCTCGACATGACGTGCTGCAAAACATTTTGTCCTGCTTCTTCAGCCACGCATCTGGAATCCACTTTTCCGTTCCGCACTTCTCGCACGGCAACGTCCGACCTTTCTTCGACGCCTGTGGCATTGGGGTTCGTGCCAACCCCATCATCACACCTTTGCACTTGTTGCTGCATCCGCGTTTCCGCGCCGCCTTCAAATCCTTGCATTGAAAGGGCATGTTGCAAATCTCGCACGTTTTCCAAAAAGGGTACACGCGCTTGGCATTCCAGTGTTTCTGCGAATTGGAAAATCTCTGTTCCGTCTCGTTCAACAATGCAACGATGGTTTCGGGAGACGACTTGCTCGCCATGATTTCCGATAAGACGGTAGGCGGTATCCGCGTAGTCATACTCTACCACTTCCAAGATGGGCTGGACGCTATACTCACCCGTGGACGGATCGTAGCAAATTACGTCATCGCCAATATTCAACTCAGTGTAGTCTTTACACCCTGTTGGTGTAACACACTTCGTTTCTGCGTCCAAGCACCCATACGTCCAACCAAAGAACGGGTGCATGATAAACCCTGCCATTTCCATAGCACACGCCTGCCAGTGGCCGGTGCGAGGACTGCTGAACGCAAGAACATAGCCACCGGGCAACAGGATGTCGTGGATCAAGCGCCAGAACTCTGGGTCGCGCTCGATACCAGAAGCATCCCACTGCTTGCCCATGAAGCCGCCAGAGGCGCGCTTAAACACACCGGTTGCGCCATTGGACTTGGCAGCCGCAGCCCCTTCCTTGCCGAAGCGCTTGGCGGTGCTGACCAAACCATAAGGCGGGTCACAGACGACTGAGTGAACGCGAACACCTTGGTCGATCAGCCGACGCAGCGAGTCACGGTTGTCACCGGCATGGAGGGTAATGGTAGCCTCAGTCACTCAAACATCCCTTCAAAATCATCACCACCACTCAGGGCAGTCACAGCATCGCGCACCTTTTGCACCCGCTCACCGTCACCCAGTTTCACAGACGCAGCGTAACGCCGTTCCAGATCCTTCGTGCGACGCTCATCCTCGATCAGTGCAGCACGTAGCGCCGCTACGGGGTCATCCATCACCCGACCATCGTGCGTCAGCCGCTTCGGCTCGTAGTGATACACGGATGCCTGCCAGCCTTGGTCGTCGCGAAACAACTGGATGTGACCGTAGTGCATCCGTGTTGAGCGGAGCAGGTCTTCGATGGAGTCAGTCTTCGCCACTGGTCGGCGTCTCCCAGCGAAACTGTACCGCGCCACCGCGTCGCGGCTCAAAATAGCGACCTGCTTCCCCGCAACTGCCGCTGAACATCACGCGACCCCAGATGCCGGGGCTGCGCTCACTCTTACACAGCGGCCAGAATGCTTGGCCTGTGACGCTGTTGAACATTGGCGACTTGCGCTTGCAGATGTCGCGACCAGCGATATAATCGTGATGGCAACAATCGACGCACAGTGGCGGGGTGCGGCGGGTCATTCGAACATGAGTCCGATAGCGTGGGCGTAGGTGTCGTAGACCATCCGTTCCTCAGCCAGATCGTCGCGCTGTTTCTTGCGGTCAGCAATGATCTTGCGCATGATTTTCACATCGTACCCGGTCGCCTTGGCCTCGGAGAACACGTCCTTCCGATCATCCTGAATGCCTTTGATTTCGTCATTCAAAGTCTCGATGCGCTGGATCAGCAACAGCAACCGCTGGTCGGCAGCAGAGTTGTGACCCGCGCCCGGTGCATCGTCATCTTCATCATCAAACATAAACAGTCTCCCTAATTAACCGTGGGCTGTCCCGCAGCGTCCATCATCTCAGTAGCCACATCCAAGCAACCACTCATCGACAGCGCCAACTGCGGGACAGTATTCGTTGCGACGGACCATTCGCCCAGTGTCGCAAGGAACATGCCGACTGCGCTACCCAGCCCATGTGCTTCGAGAATATCCTCGAAAACGCCTTGCACGATTTCGTGCCATTCGGCTTCGGTGGGCGGGGTGTCGTCGTCAACTTGTTCCATGCGAATCACCGTAAGGTTGAAATGTGAATCCGTCAAGCCCGCGCGTCGAAACGATCCCACACTTCTGACCAGTTTCCGCGCGTGGCAGCTTTGGAGTATTCCGTAGCGCGGGTCTCGAAGAAGTTGCCGTGTTCCACCCCGTTAAGCAACGGCACCAACCACGGTATCGGATGCTCGGTGATTCCAAACATCGGCTCCATTCCCAGTTGCGACAGCCGCCAGTCCGCGATGAAACGAATGTACGCCTTGATGTCGGCAGCGGACATGCCTTCAACTGCGCCAAGTTCGAATGCCAAGTCGATGAAGCGGTCTTCGATCTTCACCACTGCTGCGCAATGTTCGCGAATCCTTTCGACGACCAGCGGAGTGAGCGCGCCTGTTTCACGGGCAAACTCATGGAACAGCCGAATGATACCTTCGCAGTGGAGCGACTCGTCTCGAACCGACCAAGTGACAATCTGGCCCATTCCCTTCATCTTGTTGAACCGGGGGAAGTTCATCAGCATGGCGAAGGACGCGAACAACTGCAATCCTTCGGTAAACCCGCCAAACATCGCCAGAGTTGTCAGGATGTCTTCATTCGTCTCGACGCCAAACTGTTGGAGGTAGTCATGCTTGGTGCGCATCTCGTCGTACTCAAGAAACGCAGCATACTCCGTTTCAGGGATGCCGATGGTGTCAAGTAGATGACTATACGCAGCGATGTGAACCGTTTCCATGTTGCTGAATGCCGTCAGCATCATCTTGACTTCAGTCGGCTTGAACACTTGCCCGTACTTACCGTGGTAGCAGTCCTGCACCTCGACATCTGCTTGCGTGAAGAAGCGAAAAATCTGGGTGAGAAGGTTGCGCTCTGGATCGCTGAGGCTGTGTTTCCAGTCTCGCACATCTTCAGCCAGAGGTACTTCTTCAGGCAGCCAGTGTACCTGCTGCTGCTTCTTCCAGTATTCGTATGCCCACGGGTACAGGTGGGGCTTATAGGCTTTTGATGCTTCGAGAAGTGACATTTCTGTTCCCTTATTGGCAGGCTAGGCATTCATCGTAGTTGGTGGGGCCAACCATGACCGAAGGTTTTTCAATGGTGTTGTCTGCTTCTACGCCGCCTGCAAACCCTGCTCGCTGCACCGACTTTGAGCGAAGATAGTAGAGTGACTTGATACCCTTCTCCCACGCTTGGAAGTGCAGCATCAGCAAGTCCCATTTGTCCACGTCAGCGGGTATGAATAGGTTCAGGCTCTGCGACTGGTCGATCAAAGGGGTACGGTCTGCGGCCAGTTCCAAAAGCCAGCGCTGGTCGATTTCGAAGCTGGTCTTGAATACTGATTTTTCAGCTTCCGTCAGAAAGTCAAGATGCTGCACCGAACCTTCGTTTTCCAGAATGCTGTTCCACACTTCATCGGTGTTTCTGTCGTGCGCCAGCAGCACCGTTTCCAGTGCGCGGTTCTTGACCACGAACGAACCCGATAACGTCTTGTGAGTGTAAATGTTGGCTGGGATTGGTTCGATGCAAGCTGAAGCGCCGCCGCAGATGATACTGATTGAAGCGGTTGGGGCAATCGCTGTCTTGTTACTGAAGCGACGCGCTACCCCTGCATTAGCCGCATCAGGGCAAGGGCCGCGCTCGGCGCAGAGGGTTGCATCGGCGCGTTCGACTGCTTCTGCGATATGCTTGAACATCCGAAGGTTCCACACCTTCGCCATAGCGCTCTCCATCGGGATGCCCCTGTCCTGAAGAAAGCCGTGGTAGCCCATCACACCCAAGCCGACGCTGCGCTCCATCTCGGCAGCGTATGCTGCATTGCGCATCTCAGGTGGTGCGTTTTCAATGTAGTCTTGCAGCACGTTGTCGAGGAACCGCATCACGTCGGTAATGAACAATTCATCGTGGTGCCACTGGTCCCATGTTTCGAGGTTCAGCGACGACAAGCAACAAACAGCAGTGCGATCCCTGTCCTGATAATCCTTGCCTGTGGGCAGTGTGATTTCGACGCACAAGTTTGACGTGGTGACCTTGAGTCCAAGATCCCGATGGTGCTTCGGAGCAGCACGATTGATGGTATCGGCAAAGGCGATGTACGGTTCGCCGGTAGCCAGTCGTGTTTCCACGATCTTCTGGAACAGGCTTCGCGCGTCCACCGTCCCACGCACCGATCCGTCATGCGGGCTGCGAAGGTCAAACTTGTCGCCATTGCGCACAGCCTCCATAAAGGTGTCTGTCACAAGGATTCCGTGGTGGAGGTTCAATGCCTTGCGGTTAAAGTCGCCAGAGGGCTTGCGGATTTCGAGGAACTCTTCGATTTCAGGGTGCGACACATCCAAGTAGGCGGCGGCGCTTCCCCGGCGCAGTGAACCTTGACTGATGCCCAGCGTCAATGAGTCCATGACCTTGACAAACGGAATGATGCCGCTGGTTTTTCCGTTAAGTCCGACCTTCTCCCCGATGCCTCGGACATTACCCCAGTATGTTCCGATACCGCCACCCCGTGCCGCGAGAAAGATGTTTTCATACCATCGGTCAGCGATGCCCGTAAGGTTGTCTTCCACACTGTTGAGATAGCATGAAATAGGGAGTCCGCGCTTGGTCCCACCGTTTGACAGAACCGGGGTTGCAGGCATGAACCACATCCGTGAAATATAGTCGTAGATGCGCTGCGCGTGGCTTTGGTCGTCAGCATAAGCACTGGCAACACGGGCAAACATCGTCTGGTAATTTTCACCTTGCAACAGGTAGCGATCTTCCAAGGTCGCCTTTCCGAAATCGGTTAAAAGTGCATCGCGCGTCAGATCAATCGCCACGTCAAAGCGCATAGGTGTTCCTCCCTAATCTAATGTAGAACAGTCACGAATATAGTGAAACACCGCTCAACGCAACATCTCTGGTCGAATTACCGTAGGGCCGGTGGGTGTCCGACCGTAACCCATATCCTGCCATTCCATAACCCGGTCGATCATGCGATACAGGTCATCCAGCGACCCTGTGTTATGAATCACGAAGTCGGGGTTCAACCGATCCACGCGCTCGGAATCGTGGACGCCCCGCATCACGCCGAAGGTCTGGTAGAGCCACCGTCCAACGCGACCCTTAAACGCAGCAGGGCCGAGACTGGGGCGCACGATCATAATCGTGATGCCATTGCGGTTACGGATGCCTGCTTCCTCGTTGGGGAAGCGGACCGAGTCGTTCATGGCAAGGCCAGATGGTAGACGCGCTGCCCGCGCTTCCCAGCAACGCTGCCACAGGTCGGGGTGGATATGGTTGCGGCCCCACTCGGTTCCAAGGCTGATCTGTGCGTGGCGCGACGTGACACCGAGGCATGGTATCGCATCCTCTTTCAAATCGCCTTCGAGGTAGCGGTCGATCAGTTGATCTGTGTAGCCGTGCGATGCAAACTCACGAAGCAGCGTCCGCAACATCCCACGCAACGGATCTGCAATGTGCAGCCGCGTGTAGCCGTATTCGCGTTGCAGGTATTCGGCGGCGGTGGTTTTGCCCGATTTGGCGAAACCTGATAATCCGATTGGTGTCATTGCGGGGTGTCCTTCCTCATTGCGCGGATGGCGTCATAGAACGGCTCTGCGGATTCTGGCACAACACCCTTAGGTCGGTTGATTACATCGTGTAGGGCAGTGAGAAGCGCGTCACGTTCTGCGATCAGGTCGCGGATTGCGGCGGCGGCTTGGTCGCGCAAGGTTTCGGGTATTTCAACCATTCGGTCGGCAATGAACAATCTTGCCTTTTGCAACCGCTCAATCAGCTCGCTGTGGTCAGTCATGATGGCCTCACAGAAAATGCGAACAGTGCGAGTGCGGCGCCAAATATGATGAAAGCCGCAATCAATATGTAGGTCATGGCTCTTCCTTTGCTTCCAAGGCAGCGGTGGCGATGCTCTGCATTTCGTAAGCATTCTCCGCAGCGTCTTCACGGGAATGCCGGTATACACCTTCGATCCGACGCAAAGCCCCCTCCAACCGCACAATCTCCGCCTTGTCTGCTGCCATAGCGGCTGCGATGACTGCGGCGGCTGCTTCATTGGAGATAGGCCCATCGGGGTGAAAGGCTGCGATGCACGCATCCCGCCACACCTTCATCGCTTCATCGCTCATGCCTGCGGTCCTTCTGCTTGGGTGATGGCGCGGCGGTGTTCAACGTATGCCATGAGCAGGTTGCGGCCATGCCTACCCTGTGCATCGTCACCTGCCGGGTGCCTGTCCCAAACCTCTAGGCCGAAATGCAGCCAGCCATAGTCGCTATCGGGATTAACGCGGACGCTGCCATCCGCTTCGTGGATAAAACCGGCAGCGCCCATCATCTTGAAGCGGTCCGATGATATTAGAGCGCGCCAACGTTCTGCGTCCTCCCGATCAGCCTCCAACAACACCGGCCCCGCTGCTTGTGCAGGGGTTAGGGTGCGGTGGCGGGCGAAGGCTTGGATGATAGGGATACTATCGTAAAAGCCACTGTCCCACTTTTCTTTGCTCGCGCCATCTGATTTGCGTTCACGGAACAGCCATGCTGCGTCACGGTCAGCCTGCGTCACTTCGGTGTCGGTGGTGGTCATGGTCATATCAGAATCACTCCCTTCGTTACCCATCAACCCTAAGTTGAAACTCCAACCACGTCAATCGAAAAGCGCTGCAAAATCGTCCTCCACAGCAGGCTCAACCCAGCGACCACAGACCTTCTCCCACAGCGTATCGAGTTCGGCGTAGCACCTACCACTCTTACGGTAGGCGTCCTCCATCGCTGCCAAGGGCGTCTTCCCTTCACCGCGCGACAGTTCGTAACACACCCAGCCACCTTGGTCGGTCTTCTGAGGCGTAAACGCAACACAGACGCACTGTCGCCCGACCTTCTGTGGCCGATCAACGCAGAGTCCGCGTTTCCCTGACTCGCGGTGAAACTCTTTCCAGAATGGGAGTTTCCGCAGAGCGTCGATTTCTG